ATTCAGACAGTTACCTAGACGAAATCATCAACACCGCTGAAGCCGTCATTTTGCCCATGTTGGTTGCAAACACTTCAGCCGTTAACGCGTACAAATTAGAATCAAACACTGCTTATTTTTACACCGCCCGCGAACACCATTTTGTTGCTGGTCAGTCAGTCATTGTTGCTGGTTTGCCTGCGCCATTTACCGCAACACACACCGTTGTTACCGTCACGCCTTATTCATTTACCGCTGCATTGACTTCATCAAATGTCACATTGCGCGACATAATCCCAACAGGCACTGCAACACTTTCAGGCTATTCAGCAGCTGATCTATACGCAAACACCCCAGCAATTGAATCTGCAATCCTTGCCGTATCCGTTGAAGTATTCCAATCACGGGTTGCAGCAGGCGGACAGATCGAGGGCGTAGATTTTGCTTCAACGCCCTACCGTATGGGTCGAAGCCTGACCAACCGCGTGTCCACGTTGCTTATGCCATACCTGGACGTTGAAACGGTCGTTCAATAAGTGCCAGCCAACGCCGTATCCGAAACCCGCGCAGCCCTAGCAAACGCCTTCAGCGCGCTATCTGCCAACGTCTACCCAAGCGTTCCCGAAGCACCAATTCCACCTGCAATCGTGGTTGTACCCGATTCGCCTTACATGGAAGTTGTGCTGATCGGTAAGTCAAAGACACAGGTCAAAATCAATTTTGCCATTTCGGCAATTGTTGCTTCAAATAGCAATGCAGGTTCGTTAGACAACCTGGAAAAACTCATCATAGGAATTCTTGCGGCAATGCCCGCAGGATACGTTGTTGGCGTTGTTGAAAAGCCGACAGTTTTGGAAGTAGGTCAAAGTCCAATGCTGGTGGCAGACATAAACGTTTCGACGTACTACACACAAACAACATAGGGGACAAAATGCCAACGACAATCATAACTGGTCGCGATTTAGTCGTGACCATTGCAACCGTTAACTACGACGCGCAGGCGACCAGCGCAACACTTGCGAATTCACCAACCGTCGAGACTTACCAGACACTAGACGGCAAGGCTTACAAACACATTGACGACCAGTGGACATTCGACGTTTCAATGCTTGCAGACTGGGGCGCGACTGGTTCATTGTGCGAAGCACTATGGTCAGCATGCGAATCAGCACCAAACACAACACTTGCAGTTTCATTGACTGCAGTGACTGGTGCAGTGTTTGCATTCAACGTCATGCCAGTATTTCCAGCAGTCGGCGGGTCAGCACCTGACGCGCAGACAGTTGACCTATCATTCATAGTGGTGGGAACACCTACTGAAACATTCAGTTAAAAACTACTAATCGGGAGACAAAATGAAGTTACCAATAACAATTGAATACAATAACGGCGACCAAATCACCTACACGGCAGCACCGCCTGAATGGGTGAAGTGGGAAAAGCAAACGGGTCACACCATTGCCCAGGCGCAGGAAAAGATCGGAATTTCCGACTTGGTATTTCTTGCCTATCACGCCATGAAACGAGAAGCAGCTGGTAAGCCAGTCAAGCCGATCGAAGCATGGACGGAAACTATTTCCGAAGTGATCGTCGGTGAAGCAAACCCAAAAGTTACCCAGTCGGAAGCCTTAGCAGAATAGTTTGGGAGATAGCCCTGGCAACGGGGCTATCACCAAATGAGTTTGAAAGTGCCGAAGACATTTTGACGGTCATTGAAATTTTGGAAAGGCGGGCAAATGGCTAAGGAAGCAATTTCCTACGACAAAGCCGAATTGCGCGCAATTTTGCGATCGTTCAAAGCAATGGACGACGAAGCAACCCAGCAAGCAAAAGAAGTGACCAGCGAATTGGCAACCTACGTTCGCGGCAAAATCATTGATAGCGCAAACGGGGCAAGCAACCGAGTTGCACCAAAAATTGCGCAAGGTTCAAAAGTTTCAAAGTCGTCGAAGATCGGTGAAATTTCATTTGGTTTTGCTGCTCAAAAGTTAAGCGGCGGCGGTACAACCCAACAGGTTTGGGGCGGTTACGAATTCGGTTCAAATCGTTTCAAGCAATTCCCAGTCTGGTCAGGTCGCGAAGGTCGCGGTTCACGCGGCTGGTTCATCTACCCAACACTTCGAAGCGCACAACCTGAAATCATCAAAAAATGGGAAGAAGGATTTTCCAAAATAGTTAGGAAGTACACCTAATGGCTGGAAGTCGCACCCTTAAACTTTCGATTCTTGGCGACGTTGACGGTCTTAACAAATCGTTAAAAACCGCGTCAGGTGACGTTGACACATTCGGCGACAAAGTTGGCAAGGCAGGCGTTGCAATCGGTAAAGCCTTCGCCGCAGCTGCTGCCGCTGCTGGTGCTGCTGCAATTGCAATTGGTATCGAAGGCGTAAAGGCTGCAATAGCCGACGAAAAAGCGCAGACACAATTGGCACTGGCGTTAGAAAATGCAACGGGTGCAACTCAGGCACAAATCAAGGCGACCGAAGATTCAATTCTTCAAATGTCACTTGCCACGGGTGTGGCTGACGACGAACTGCGCCCGGCACTTGGTCGCTTGGTCAGATCGACGGGCGACGTTTCAAAAGCGCAAGATTTACTTTCGACCGCGTTGGACATTAGTGCCGCGACAGGTAAGCCAGTCGAAGCAATCGCAAACAGTCTTGCAAAAGCCTATGACGGCAACACTGCTGCCCTGGGTAAATTGGGCGTTGGCTTATCGACTGCTGAACTTAAAACAATGTCATTTGAACAGGTGCAAGGTCGCCTTTCAGAATTGTTTGGTGGGGCTGCTGCTGCAAACGCTGAAACATACGCAGGCAAGATCGCACGCGTTCAGGTTGCATTCGACGAAGCGAAAGAAACCGTCGGCACGGCATTGCTTCCAATCCTTGACAAACTCTTGCAATTTATCAATAAAAGTGCGTTACCAGCAATTAACGCATTATCGGGAGCGTTTAGCCTGACCGAAGGTGACGGGTTCGGCAAGGTAATCACGGACGTTGCAAACACAATCAAAAAAGTTGTTCAACCAATTTTTGAAGGCGCAAAGTCGGTGTTCGACAGTGTCAAAAATGCGATCATGAACAGCAAAGACGAATTTGCTGCATTCTGGGACGTGGTCAAATTTATTGCACCTTTAATTGGTAAAGTAATTGGGCAGCAATTGCGGGCAATTGGTGACATTGCTGAAATTGTTATTACGGTTATTGCTAAGGTTTTGGGTGCGATCAAACCATTGCTGAACACTGCCATTGACGGAATCAATAAAGTCATAACAGGTTTGAACCTAATCAAACCAGGTTCGGACATTCCTTATTTGCCGAAAATTGGTACGACTACGGGTTCAACCACAACAAGCGCGCTGGGTAACTTCTCAATGTCAACGGGTGGCGTTATGACAACGACGGGCGTGACCAATGGCGGCGGGGTTACGACAACGACTTCGGGCGTTGTTGCAGGTGGCGGCGCAACTGGTTTGACTAGTGGCGGCGGGGCGACGGGTGGGGTTGCGACAGTTGCTCGAAAGGCAGCTGAAGCAATCACCAACATTGCGGGCGCATTTGATAACTTCACCAGTGGCACGACAACACTTGCAGGCATTGAAGCGGCTTCAACTAGCGGCTTCCCATTTGGCACGTCAGGCGTCAACACCAACACACTTGCGGGAATTATGGCAGCGTCAGGCACGACGATAAACGTCAACGTCAATGGCGCAATAGACCCTGAAGGCACGGCGCGAACAATTGTGGACACCTTAAATAATTCCTTTTATCGCGGCACAGGCGGCGCAAATAGCCTGCAATTCGCATGACGCAATGGAATCCCGTTTGGCTGGTTGAAATTGACGGCGTTGAATACACCGACGCGGTTTTGGCTAACCTTGTTATTCGCAGCGGTCGAACAAACATTTATGAGCAAGCGCAGGCGGGATACGTCAACATTCAATTAATCGACGTAAATCAAACTGCAATTCCAGTTTCAATAAATTCAACAATCGGCGTTTCAATCAAAGACACGTCAGGGACATTCGTTGCCATTTTCGGCGGCAATGTCGTTGACATTGGTTTGGAAGTTCGCGACGTGGGAACAACCATGTTCACGCAGACTTATTCGATCACCGCATTGGGTGCATTGGCACGTTTGCCAAAAGTCATTTACACCGACGCACTTGCCCGCGATTTTGACGGCGATCAGATTTTTGAAGTTTTGCAATCAGTTTTGTTTGGTTCATGGGCTTCAGTGCCAGGGGCGTTGACTTGGGCAACCTATAACCCAACAACAACCTGGGCAAATGCCCAAAACACAGGTTTGGGCGAAATCGATCGTCCAGGCAATTATGACCTTGCAGCGCGTGGCAGTGGACAAGATCCAATTGACGTTTATTCGCTTGTTTCAGCATTGGCAACGTCAGGGCTGGGCTATTTGTACGAGGACGCACAGGGACGAATTAACTATGCCGATTCGACCCACCGCACCAATTACCTTGCAGCAAATGGTTATGTCGATCTTGACGCCAATCAAGCACGCGCCGCAGGACTTAGAATTCAAACCCGCGCGGGCGATGTTCGAAATGCAATAACAATTAAATACGGCACAACCAGTCAAAACGACGTATCCGATAGTGACCCAGCGTCAATCGCGCTTTATGGCAACCTTGCACAAATCATCACAACGACATTGCACGACGCAGCTGACGCCAACGCGCAGGCTGCGTTCTATTTGTCATTGCGTGCGAATCCGCAGCCAATCTTTAGCGAAATTTCGTTTGACCTGACAAACCCTGAAATTGACAACGCTGACCGTAACGCGTTGATCAACATTTTCATGGGCGAAGCCATTTCGTTGAACAACCTACCGCTGAACATGTCGTCGGGTACGTTTCAGGGTTTCGTCGAGGGTTGGTCATTTCAAGCCGCTTATAACCGTTTGAGCGTCACATTGTTGTTGTCGCCATTGGCTTATTCATTGCAGGCAATGCGTTGGAACGACGTGCCGATCACCGAAACATGGGCAAGCGTGTCGCCGACTTTAGACTGGGCAAATGCCACAATAGTGGCTTAGAAAAGGGGAACCAATGGCAAATCCAACAACCAACTATGGTTTTGTGCTTCCAACGTCGAGCGACTTGGTCACAGACCTTCCAGCCGATTTTGACGTCGCATTGCAGGGCGTTGACACGCGACTGAAAGCATTGCAACCAGGCACCACGCTTGGCGACATTGCTTATTCGTCGGCAACTGCAAACACCAACACACGTTTGGCAGTTGGCACAACTGGTCAGGTTTTGACCGTAACTGGTGGCGTACCAACGTGGGCAACCCCGACGGGCGGTTTGACCCTGATCTCACGCAATACATTCAGCGCGGTCAATTCAGTTGACATTGATTCAATTTTTTCATCAACGTACGCAACTTACTTGATCGCAGTTGAAGAAATTTATCATTCAACCGCAGTTTCGGAGAGCATTCAGTTGCAATTCCGTTATGGATCAACAACACAAACTTCAAGTTATAGTGGCAATTATTCAAAAATTAACATGTCAACGGGTGCGGTCACAAATACTGCACAACCATCAACTGCTGTGCAACTTTATGATGCTGGCGGATGTCGTGCAGATGACCCAGCAACAGGCAATTTCTTTGTTGGCAATCGAACCAAAAAGATTTATATTAACGGAATGGCATCAGCTAGTTATGTGCCAGCAAACTATCAACTGAACGCATTATGCGAGGCAGCGCAATCTTGGACTGGTATCAGAATAAAATCATCAGGAGCAACAAATATCAACGGAACAATCGCAATCTATGGTTGGAGCAAATAAATGACAACTTTCAAAGTGTACGAATACAACCATGAAACAGGCGTTGAAAACGTCCGTGAAGTTACTGAAACCGAAGCAGCAGAAATTGAAGCCAATGCAGCGCAAGCAAATGCTGATTTTGTAGCAGCCGAAGCCGAAGCGGAAGCAAAGGCAACTGAGAAGGCTGCATTGCTTGCACAATTAGGCATTACTGAAGCCCAAGCGAAGTTGTTGTTATCGTGACCTATCCTGACGGCACAAACGCCAGGTTGATCGAAGTCGCAGCAGCTGAAGTCGGCACAGTTGAAGAAGGCAACAACCTGACAAAATACGGCAAATTTACAAAGGCAGACGGTTTGCCCTGGTGCGGTTCGTTCGTCAACTACGTTTGCGCAATGGCTGGCGTAAAGATTCACTCAGTTGTTTCGACTGCAATTGGCGCACATAAGTTCAAAGAGATTCAGCGTTGGTCAGGTATGCCGCAACTTGGTTACCTGGCTTTCATGGATTTTCCACATGACGGCGTTGATCGCATTTCACACATTGGAATTGTTGTCGGCTTAATTGACACAAAGACATGCTTGACGATCGAAGGCAACACCAGCGGGACAGGCGACCAGCGCAATGGCGGCATGGTCATGGTGAAGGTTCGGTCATACGGTGAAGGCAAGGAAATCGTCGGTTTCGGTATTCCAAAGTTTGTGCCTTATAAGGGAGAATTTCCAAAGATCGAAATACCAACCACGGCAGCGAAGCCAAAGAAGGAGACGAAAAAATGGAACAAGCCAAAGCCCTAGCAGCGTCATGGGCGCGTTCATTCATGGCGGCAGCACTTGCCTTATACATGGCGGGCGTGACAGACCCTAAGACCCTTGCAATGGCAGGTGCAGCAGCAGTCGCACCAGTCATTTTGCGTTGGTTGAATCCAAACGACAAAGCCTTCGGTTCTACGGGGAAGTGAACCGACGATTCGCGGCGGCAGGGTTGGTTTGGGCACTTGCACTAATCCTGACCGCTTGCGGGTATCAAGGGTGGACACGTTATGAATGCCAAGAATTCGACAACTGGTCAAAAGCGCATTGCCAAAAACCGCAATGTCTCCCGACTGGAACATGCACTGACGACCTACTTGGAATTGAATCGGAACAAACCCGCACGCCGTAAGTCACCCGAAGAAATTCACGCGCAGCTGATTTTGATAATTGGTTCAACCCTTGCAGCGGTGTTTTTGGTTGTAACCGTAGGCATAACCTATGCGCTAATTTTCGTCACGCAACCAGTCAGCGCGCAAGCACCGAATGACGCAGCCTTTATCGATCTACTGAAGACACTTGCAATTTTCTTGACTGGTTCATTGGGTGGGGTACTTGCTGGCAATGGACTGAAATCAAAGCCAAAGCCGCAAGACACGCCGACAAACACGCAAGGTTCTTGACCGCGCGCCAATCATGCGTCACCCTGATGTCAGGTGGTAGTCCTACCGCCTAGAATCGGGAGAATTCAAAATGGTACTTGATCTACTTGACCCGCAAACGCTGGGTCGTTTAGTGCTTGTCGTCATTCTTATGGTGATTTCAGCCGCTGCGGGATACGCAAAAGGCTTCAAAGAAGGCAAGCGTGAAGGCATGGCACGACGTAAGGCAATGGTTCGTCACATAGCAAACAAGGCGGTCAAATAATGGCTGGTTTCCTTGACAATTACGAAGACGTTGCAACACGAATTAAGCGTTTTTGGGAGACACACCCTTCAGGTCGCATTGAAAACAACATTATTGAATTCAACGCTGAAAAGGGTTTTATTTTAGTCCAGACCTTAATCTTCAAAGAGTACGAAGACCAAAAGCCTTCAGCGATCGATTACGCATTCGGCAACGTCGCAACCTACAACGTGCAAATGAAAAAGTTTTTTGTCGAAGATACGGTCACGTCCAGCATTGGACGCTGCATTGGTCTTTTGCTAGGTACGGACAAGCGTCCAACCCTTCAGGACATGCAAAAAGTTGAAACGATCAACACCAACGTTGCCAAATCTACGGCTGACGATTATGAC